ACAAAGACGCAGAAGAATCTAAAAACAGATGGCAAATCGTTAATTATGAAACTGCCAGCAGAAACGGCGAGCCATTTGAAGCCGTAATTAGAAAGAAAAATTATTTACCCAATCCGGTTACACGATTCTGCACAATTGAAATGAAAATCCGCACAATTGCGAATTACCTTTTATCAATTGGATTTTGTGAAACCCGATCCGAAGGCGAATACATGAGTTGGGTTGGAATACGGGCAGATGAGCCCAGACGAGCCGCAAAAATACCACGAGACAGAACTCCATTGGTTACCGCAGGAATTGGAAAAGAAGATGTAGGTAATTTTTGGAAATCTCAGCCGTTTGATTTGCAACTGCCAAACTTTAATGGCGTGACATACCACGGTAATTGTGACCTTTGTTTTCTTAAAGGCGAATCACAGACCAGAAGTTTAATTGCTGAAAAACCAGATCGTGCAATTTGGTGGGCAAAAATGGAGGCGCTGGCGCTGGCGCTGGCAAGCAAGCCTGATGGTGCGCGTTTCAGAAAAGACAGAGATTCATACCAATCAATGTATGAATTTGCTCAAAATCAAATGCCAATGTTTGACAATCCTGACGAATCAATCCCTTGTTTTTGCGGAGATTAAATGACTTTTATGCTTCACTTCCACGTTGAGGGCACACCAGTCCCCAAAAAACGACCCAGATTCCGTCAGTTCAACGGCATCGTCCAGTCCTACACCGACAAGGGAACCCGGACGTATGAAGATCATGTGCGTCTGACCTCCCAAAGCGCCATGGGATCGAACGAACCGCTAGAAACCCCTGTAGGCGTTTATCTATACATCAGGCTGGGTATCCCTAAGTCGCACTCCAAAAAGCGCACAGAGGACTGTTTAACGGGCTTAGAGAAGCCAATTAAGAAGCCAGACATCGACAACCTTGCAAAATCCCTTTTGGATGGCATGAATGGAGTGGTTTTTAAGGACGATTCACAGATTGTTTCGTTGCACTGCACAAAGGTGTATTCGAGTGAGCCTGGCGTTGACATCATGGTAAAGGAGGAACTGGAATGAGCGAAAAGATTGATCTAAACCCGTATGAAACTGAAGTACGGAATAGAACCATTGAGGAGATTGCCCGAGCAATTGAGCAATTTAAGGCTTTTGGGCCAAATACATTGGCTAGTTTTGCTGTGTTTATAAGGAGCATGAAACGTGAGTGATTGGCCTTTCCCACCCTTTCCGTTACCTCCGTACAAAGAACCTCGGGGGCCGAAATATCCGTCTGACGCAGAGGATGCGCCGTGGTGACAAAAAGAATCACGATTCCAATTGATGGGAATATTGATGCGATTAAAGACGCATTACAAAAACAGTTGGGCATTTCGATGTCTTATCACCAGGTGATTAACTATTTGATTAAGTTCTACAGCGACAGACATAAGCCCCGCACAACTTGGGCTGATGTTGTGAGTGAACGAATTAAACAGGATGCGCCTTTGTGAATGACGCCACCGAATCATTGCTGATTTTGTTTGGCTTAATTGGCTTGGTTGGGTTTGTTTTCTTTTTAATAGTGCTTGTAATGGTGAAAAAATGAATGATGAAACAGAAGAATTGAAAGCATTGGTTTGGTGGCAAAAGAAACGCCACTATCGTTTGATGGGCGCTCCTGATTGCCGTGATCCAGACCATCCCGGTTGCGAAAGATGTATGGATGAGGAGGACGATGAATGAGCCCCGAAAAAGCCGCAGAATCCATCCGAGAAAAAGCGCCTCGATTTGGTCAGGCAAAAGGGCGCAGAACGTATCTGGAGGAGTACAGAAGGGTTCAGAAAGCCATTTTGATGAAAGATGCGCTCACCAAAGGGATAGAGGCAGCAAACGCCCAGGAGCGTGAAGCACTAGCCGATCCTGAATACCAAAGCCTGTTGACAGACCTTCAGGGGGCGGTGGAGGTTGAGGAAACGCTCAAATGGGAACTGGAAAGCCATCGGCTAGACATTGAGATTTGGCGAACCCGTCAGGCAAGCGCTAGGCTACAGATCAAGAGTCACGAATGAAAATAACAATTGGTGATGCAACGCTTTACCTGGGCGATTGCATGGACATTTTGCCAACTTTAGACAAGGTGGATGCGGTGATTACTGACCCGCCTTATGGGATAAACGAAAACAGCAAAAAAGTAGCAAGCCGTGGAAAACTTGCCGCACCTAAAGACTATGGCGATTTTGATTGGGACAAAGCTCCACCACCTGATGAGTTGATTGAACTAATAAGAACAAAAGGTCAGCACCAGGCGTTTTTTGGTGGTAACTATTTCACTCTACCGCCAACATCATGTTGGCTGGTTTGGGACAAGCTCAATGGCGACAATGATTTTGCGGATTGCGAGTTGGCCTGGACTAATTGGCCTAAAGCTGTAAGGCGTTTGCAGTGGCGCTGGAATGGGATGATTCGTCAAGGCAATGAGGAGCGTTATCACCCAACTCAAAAGCCAATTGGCGTAATGAAATGGGTTATTGAACTTTGCCCTAAAGCCGAAACAATCCTAGACCCATTTATGGGAAGTGGTACAACAGGCATTGCGGCAATTCAAATGGGGCGCAAGTTCATTGGCATAGAACGAGAACCAAAATACTTTGACATAGCCTGTAAACGCATAGAACAAGCATCTAGGCAGGTAGATATGTTTATTGAACAACCAAAACAGGAACAAACAAGTTTTCTATGAAGTTCCCCAAAACCCAATACGTCAGGAGCAAAAAACTGCTCAAACTGGTTGCAGGTCTGGACTGCCAATGGTGCGGGTCAGGCCAGCAAGTACAGGCGGCTCACAGCAATTGGGGCGGCGGGAAAGGGCGGGGGATAAAGGCAAGCGACAACGAAATTGCCGCGCTTTGCTTCTGGTGTCACTACCAGATTGACCAGGGTAAGGAATTGTCCAAAGAGGAGCGAAAAAACAGGTGGGAACAGGCCCACCTGAAAACTCTCCAGAGTTTGGCAACTGCCGGGTTATGGCCCGAGGAGATTCCGTTTACGGATCAGTACTTACGCATATTGGGCAAAGGGGCGTCTTTCTGTGAGCCTCCCTGCGGGTGAGCGCGATCCATAGGCATTTTCTCGTGTGCCTTGAGTTCCTTTTCCAAAGCAGCAATCTTGCGTGCTTCTTTTACATACTCTTTTTCAATCAGATACTCTTTGGGCTCGTCATTACGGGCCTTGGCGCGTGCAATAGTCATTTTGGTTGCCATGATTACTCCTTGTAAATACGGGTTCCGGTTTTGTCAATGATAAGGGCTTGTCGGCGCGGTGTGTCGGCAATTGTGTTGGGAACAGAAATATGTGTCCAACGGTCAAATTCTCGAATGATTTGGTCGTAGCCAATCCCAGAGGCAATCACAGCCTTGACCACCTCATCTGGGGTCATGCCGGGAACCCGAATGTCAGCAGCGCAGCCGATACGATGCTGAGAAGTATCTTTAGACCCCACAGCATCATTGACTTGCTTACAGCGGAATGCTGAATTGACCATGATGGGTTTCCCTCCAAGTACATCCTTGACCTGCTCAAGAAACTCTGCCAGCCGTTTAAGGTTATTTTTCTCTGCGTCATTGGGGGTGTTGTCAAACTCACGGTGATCCGTGTGCGTCAGTTCTTCTAGGGTGAAATGAGGAGAAAGGTTCACTTTTTGCCCTTCATATCGATGATTTTCTCAAGCGTGCGCCCACCAAAGTAAAACGACATGATGAGCATCCCCCATTGTCCCAAAAGCTGGACATAAGATTCATTGGTGTCCATTCCAAAGGCAGACATTAGGGCAAAAGTGAAATATCCCGCCAGGATCGCTATAAGGGTCATGGGGCGGATATTTTTTGATAACCAAGAGTCACTACCCATGTCGGCCTTGAGGCGCTCTGTGAGGTTGTTTTGCTCAGTCTCAAATAGCTTAGAGTCGTTTGCTATCCGAGCCAACTCACCATCCTGGGCTAGTTTGGCAAGTTCTAATTGCGCTTTTGCTTTTGCTTCTGGGTCAGGAATTAGCTTGTCAATTAACTTGCCACCAACGTTTAGCAAAGCGTCTAACATCATTTTTTCCCCATCTTTTCACGTTCTTCAAGCAACTGAACTTTGACTTGTAGCTGGTGAATGTCTTTATAAATTTCCTCTTTCATGGCATGACGCCTTTCAGCAGAAATAGGGCTATCTGTTGGCACACCTTCTTTGGTAATCAAAGCAGGCATTGATCCCTCGATCTTGGTTAACCGCAAGGAAAAGTCAGATACCTGGCCTAAAAGCCAGGCAAGTGAAGCCACAATGACCGGGATAACTGCTTTTAGAACATCTGACCAATTCATTTCTCTGCCTTTTTGTTGATAAGTTCAAACAGGGTTTTGACCTTCTCCTCCAAAACAGCAACACGCAAATCAAGTTTTGATAGAACAATGATGAGCGTAATGATTGCTAGCAACATGGGCCAGCCTTTGGCAAGAATGTCAAATAAGTCCATCACTTATCTGCCTTGTGGTCTAGCTTGGCAAAAATTTGCTTACAGATGTCCTTCAACTCATCTATGTCCCGGTGGTAATCTTCCTTGGTGACATAAACATGAGGCATGGCACGAACATCCGTGTCTAGTCTCTCAATGGCCTTGGTGATGCTGTTAAGCATCCAACCGCCAAAGAAAGCCGCAATCCCAACAATAATATTGAAGATGTATTGCGTTTCCATGTTAGGTTTTCATGATGTAGGCGAGGGAATAGTACAAAGGCAGGTTCGTGCCGCCAGAGCCAGCCACAGCAGACGTAAATCCACCAGCATTGCCAACAGCATAAGTATTGCCCGCCCCAACCACAAACCGATCACGCAGATCAGGAGTGCCGTTGCTGCCGTTACAGATCACATAACCGGCAGGAATTGATCCAATAGAACCCGACCACATGATGATTGATCCAGCAGGGACAGACGTACCTGCTGACGTACTAGAAGGGATTGGATACAGGTTGTCGTAGGTTTGGATGGTTACAAAGTTTGCATCCTGAAGCACAAACTTATAGGAGTAACCAGACAAAAGCCAAATCTCCTGGGGAGGTCTGCCATCAGTACCCAACACAATTGGGTTGGTGTTAGATGCCGTACCGTTGGAGTCGGTGTAAGTTGCAATGGGAGTAGATGAACCAGCTTGGTAGGTATAAATCAAACCACCAGCCAAAGGCAATCCAGTAGTTGTGAAAAACTGAAAGCCATTACCGATTGGGGAAAGTAGATATGCCATTATTTTTCCTTGCTGTATTCAACGAAATCACGAATCTTGTTGAGCTTCTTGTTGGTTTGCACTTTGCCGTAGATTTGCTTGCCAATCATTGCAACCGGCAACGGAACACCCGTCATAGCCGTTTGTGCGCCCATTTCAGCCATTGCCGCCAACATGGTTGACGCAGTACCAGACGGGTTGGTTGTGCCGACAGGAACGGTCTGGAGGTCTTTTGTCACCTCGTTCAAAGTGCGGTATTGCTCTGCGCCTTGCTTGCCAAACAACAACTCAAGTTTGCCGCTACGGTCAAGGTCAACAATCATCTTGTTGAGCCCCTGGGTAGACACATATGGCATCCCGTTAATGTCCCGTCCCACGCCTTTTGTTGCCTCATCCTTGATGCGTTGAGCAACATAACCACGCAGTTCGTTAATCATCTGCTGACCTTCTGGGCCAGCTTTCTCCAACGTGCTGAATAGTTGCAAAACATCTGAGCGTGGGCCTTTGAGCATTGACTTTTCAATCAAATCCTCAATTGCAACGGCGCGTTGGGTAGAACCCTTTTTCATGGACAGAATGTTCTTAACTACAGGCGTGTCCTCGAACTCGCGCATATAGTCAGCATTCAAACGGCGTGCTTTCTGATACAGAGTGCCACCTTTGCCCTCGGTCATCTTGTCAATGATGCGGATTGCCTGACGCCCATAATGAGAGTTTGGCCCACTATCTTGCGCCAATACACCAGCCATCTTGCGGATTTCCTCAAGGTCATTGATAGAAATTTCACCGTCTTTGGCAAGGCGTTTAATCTCGCTACCAACCGCAGAAATAACCGGAGCATTCTTAGCGGCAGATTGATTCTTGTCCACAAATTCAGACAAGCGGTTAATCTGGACAGGCACATCCATCTGACCGGCTGCGCGTGCGGCATCGTATGCAGTACCGATTGCGTTTTTGCGGGTCTGCTGATAAGGGCCAATTGCATTCACCAACATCTGACCAACTTCACCTGGCGCGGCTCCAGTAAATTCAGCCCCAGACGTTTCAATAAAGTGGTCTAGGTTCTTCTGAATCTTCAAGTTGTCATCTGCGTATTTGGCTTGCAAGGCTTGACCCAAAACAGGGTCTTTTGCCGTTTCTCGCGCAAAACGAACATCAGCGGGGTCGCGGGTTGCCTGATCTTTAGACAACTCAATTGGAACAGGCAGTTCTTTGGCACGCTGAACACGCAGTTTTTCTGGCGTAACTTCAGCCGCCCCAACCCCGATAAGTTTACGCGCCTCCACATTAGAACCAGGCAGCGGCGTAACAGGCACTTCAGGCGTTGCAGGTGCTGGCGCTTGCGGCAATCCAGCTTTCTTAGCCTCAAACTGCGCTTGCATTTCAGCAACGGCTTGCGGAGCCATTTGCTGCGGTCTAGCAGTCATTTGTGCCTGAAGTTCTGCCCGCCTTGCGGGAGGAATGTTTAGGTTTGTCACCGGGCTAGGCGGGGCGGCAGGGGCTTGCACACCAACCGGGGCAGGTGCTTTAAGGCGTGCAAACTGATCCTGTAATTGAGCCTTGGCAGCAGGTGCTAACGGGGCAAAGCCAGCAACCTCGGGAACCAAAACAGGAGGAATCTTAGAGGCTTCTGCGGCACTGCCCAACGCCCCAAGAATCTCCTGTCCAGCCTGGGTGCGCGGAGCATAAGTCAACGCCTCTTGGACTTGAGCAGCACGCTGTTTGCCTTGTTGAATTGCTTGTTGCGTTCCAAATTGAGGGCTTGTTGCAGTCTGATAAATACCAGCCAATGCGCCAGCAGGAGCCGCCAAAGCGCCAGTTACAGCACTCAATCCAGCCTCACCTACGCCTTTTAGCTTGTCGCCAACAAACTCGGCAAACGTGCCTTGCGGCTGCTTTGCTTGCGCTTGCATCTCCTCAATCATCTGGCGAGGCTTAGACACCTCTTTTTCAGGTTCTTTTTGCGCTCCTGGCGCTTGTTCAACGCGAGCAGTGCCACGAATCAATTGCTCTAATTCATCGCCAGCAGGTTGAGGTTTTGCTTCTGGTTGACGACCAGGTTCAGTCCCTTTGACCTTGGCAATGTAACCAGATGGGTCTTTAGTGACAAAGCCACCATAACCAGCAAGCGCCTTGTCTAAGTCGCCGCCGCTTTTGTTGACCAGTTCGGTTAGATACTTTCTCGCCGCTTCCCGAGATTCTTTTTCATCAAAAGCGTTAAATTTGTATCCCTTACGATGCAGATCAGCAACTGTTTCAGGCATGAATTGATAGGGGCCAAGCGCCTTAGTCTGCTTGTTGACAGCATAAGGGTCTGAGCCGCTTTCGACCTTCCTCAAACGATCAAGCAACTGATCCGTCACCAAATTGCTGTAATCTTTTTGAGCAGTTGGTTGAGATGCTGGCTTAGAAGATGGTTGAGAACCGCGAATCAGTTGCTCTAGTTCGTCCATCACAGTTCCCCTGTTTCAGACAACTTCTGAATGTTTCGGTACTTGTCGCCAAACTCATTACGCATTTGTTTGTAGCGATTCATCATTGCGTTGTATTCGTCATCAGACTTGAACATCTTGCGTTCAGGAGGCGCGCCAAGCAAGGCATCTATTGCCTTTTGACGTTCCTGCGGGTTCTTTACACTCTTAAAAATGCTGATTGCTTCAAACACCTTGGAGTCTGCGTTCTCAGACCATTTTTGCTTGAAATAGTTGAGGTTGTTGTCGCCATACTTTTGAGCAAATTGAGATGCACCTTTAGCTTGCATATCAAGGTTTGTCAGGTCGGCATACGTTCTGCGTGCAATGTTAATCAGCACAGACGGAGGATACGTTTCATCTCCGTTAGCAATCCGGGCCAATTGCTGACCCGCAACGGTATCCATTGAACCGCCCACTGCTTGGATGTTGGCGATCTGTACGTTAGCCAAATCCTTGCTCAATTGCTTGTAAGTTGTGTCGCCCAACATGGTGCTCAACTTGCGGTTAATGTCGCCGGCCAAACCTTTAGACCAGAAACTTTCTGGGTCAAGTTTCGTAGCTTCTTTGATAACCTCATCAAGATTTCGGCGTGCCGTAGACAGGTCTGTTTGACGATTCGTTAGGCTTTGACGATATGCTTGATTCTTGGCGCGGTCAGATTCTTCACCTTGCGACAAAGGCGTAATGTCACCAGGCTGGCGAACTCGATACGGCAGCGCCATTTGCGTTGGCGTAACCGCTTGGGGAGCCGCGCCAGGAGCGCCCATTTGCGGAGCGCCTTGAGGGGCAACTTGCACAGGTTCAACAGCGCCAGGGCCAGGACGGAACAGGGCAGGTTGACCACCAGAGGTCGTGAGTTGCGGCGTTTGCAGGGCTTGTTGACCCGTAGCGCCAACACCAAACTGAATTGCATTCTTAAACGCTTGCGGGATGGCTTCAGGAGTTTTTACGCCTTTAGTGATGAGCCGATCAAATACGCTGTTAACCTTGCGTTCTGCGTCTGGAACGTCAGCAAAAAGACTTGCCGCTTCGTTTTTAATTTCTAGCAGTTTTTCGCTAACTTTTGCACGATTGCCGCTGTTAATATCTGGGTCGTTGGCATACGCACCAAACAGTTGATACAGCTTGGCGTTTTGATCCATGTCTAACTGAAAACGCGCTTGCTCTGCTTGGGCTGCTGCTTGTTGAACTTGCAACGGGTTCAACCTTTCAGCCTGTTGAACCTGCTGTTTTAATTGCTGAACTTGCAAAGGATTCATCTCAGCAGCTTGCTGATAGGTTTGCATTCCACGCGCAAGGTTAAGCATATCCGAAAGCCCCGTCATGGGACTTTGGACTTGCATGGGCTGAACCGTCAGGTTCGTATTGAAGGGAGCAGTAGCCATCATTAACCTTTCATAGCGGCTGCAATGTCAGGCAGTTGCGACAACAAAAGTGCCTGATTGATTCCACCCAAAGCACCACTGTACGCACCGGCTTGACCAATTTGACCAGCGGCTTGAGCCCCGGCTTGCCCAACGTTCAGGTTGGTTTGAGCGTTTGCCAAGTTAGTGCCCAATGTGTTAGCTTGTTGTTGACTTGTCTGACCAATTCCAGCAATACCGGCAAGCGTGTTGTAAATGTTGGAGCGTTGCGTTTGGAAGCGGTTGAAAGCATTACCAAACTCTTGACTTGCTTGACCTTGGGTGTAGTCCTGCAAGCCACGCATGACGTTGCCGCCAAGACCACCACCAGAAACATTACCCAAACGCTGGTTTGCCATCTGACCCTGTTGCAGTCTGAAGGCATAGCCAGGATCAATCCCTTGCTGGAACATCTCAGGCGTAAATTGTTGGGTCAAATAACCCGTACCCGTTGCCATACCCATAGGATTGCCTTGGGCGTCATATTGCGTATATTGACCCGGCAACATCCCCTGAATCTGGTTCAAAGCACCGTAACCAGCGCCACGGTATGGGGCTTGTTGCTGGTTCAGCGTGTTGAACATCTGCAATTGTTGGGCGCGAGAAGCCGCCGCAGCGTCAGCCTGAAGTTGAGCCGCCTTGTTTGAGGCATTTGCGCCAATCAGACCCTGCAAAACACCGGCAGCACTAGAACCCAAAGCAGCTTTGCCAAGCGCCGATGTGGGCAACAATCCTTTGAGCAGGGATGCTAGAGCAGTACCGCCAGCAGAAGTGCCACCACCGCCGCCCGTAATACCGCCAAGACTGCCGCTAGTGCCGCCGCCGCCGCCGCCAGTTGGCGATCCCATCCCAACATCGCCCATAGCATTCAAATCAGCGCCAGCGCCGAGATTCATGCCGACATCACCCATTGCGTTTATGTCATCTTGGCTAATTTGGTCGTAAATATTCCCGGCAGGATTCCAGCCACCGCCAAAATCAATGTTGTCAAAACTCGTGTCAACTGCAGCAGGATTCCAACCACCACCAACGTCAATGTTGTCAGGTGATGTATCGCCACCCAAATAGTCTAAGATGTCTGCCATAGAATTTCCTTGACCCGATGCGGTGGGTTGATTATCTTGTAAATTAGTGTTGGTAACAACGTCATTCTCGACCTCTTGAGTCTCAGGCGCTTGCGTTTGATTTACCTGGCTGTCCAGAATTCCGATGTTTTCTGGCTGTCCTTGGTTGTTCGAGGTAAGCTGGTTTGACCCAATGTTGGCAATGTCAGACAAAGAGTAGTTCTGGTATGCGTTTCTACCGGCCTGAAGCGCCTGGGAGATAAGGGCGCTAGTCGGGTCTTTACCCGTCATTTCACTAGCAACCAGCGCATTGATGGAGTTCTGCGCCATTGATGGAAGGCTAGAAAATCCCTCAATTTGGCCTGTAATCATGGGAGCCGCAGCAGATGCGCCCATGCTTGCCAAAGTGGTCAAAGGGTCGTATTTTGCGCCTGTTAAGGCAGAAGATGTCGCCCCTTGCGCCAAGGTTCCAGCGGCATTTCCAATCAAATCCCCTGCCGTTTTCATACCGGCTTCTTGGGCAGCAAGCATTGCAGTTTGCTGAGAAGCTAGGTCGGTTCCGTATTGGGAAGCCGCCGCCGCCTGGTCGCCAAAGATACCGGCTTGCTGACCAACTTGACCTACAGCGTAGGACGTTGCAGCAGACTTCAGAATGTCGCCAATGTCTCCACCTGCGGCAGCGGTTTGTGCGCCAGCCAAATATGGCAAGAATTCAGGGGCAAAAATTGCCGTGGCAATGGTTGCAACAGGCCCAAGTTTTTCAAATAAAGACTTTTCTCTTTCTTTTGGTTGATAGACGTATTTTGATTGCGTCAAATCTGGCGCAGATGCTATGCCGGTATTAGGATCAACTTTGACCGTACCCTGCAAAGAACCCTGCGCGTTGGGGCTGTAAACAGAATATTTGTACTCATTGGGGTTGCCCGTTGGCGTCAAACCAATGGGGGCAGAACCATCGTTGCGGTTTAGCGAATAACTACCGTCAGATTGCGTGAGTCTGTAGGGATAGTTAACATCGCTAAATCCACCCAAAAAGCCAAAACCACCCTGACCTTGATACAGTTTGGTCAAAGAGTTTTGAACGGCTTGCTGCGGGGTTGTATCGTAAGCAATGTCATCTAAGGTGACTTTAGGATACAGCTTTTGAGCTTCTGCTAGTGTTGCCTGTCGGATCGGCAAATATCTGGCCTCACGCTCTGCAATCGCCGCATTAACAGCTTCTTTGCTTGTTAATGGAGTTGTTGTGTTTAATAAACCGCTAAAAGGTGTTGACTGCGTAACTGGCGCAGGAGTTGGTTCAGGCGTTGGAGTAGGTGCTGGAGCCGGTGCTGGAGCCACAGGTTGAGCAAGAACCTGGTCACGATTCATCACAGCATTACGATACTGAGCAAATTGCGGTTGGGTGTTAAAAAACCAATCCCAACCCATCATGTCAACCATCCATTGGTTGCCAGAATTTAACCAGTCTTGTGCGCCTTGTGCGGCTGATCTTTCTTCTGCTGAATAAGCCATGTCTTTTCCCGTTTAAGGAGTTATCTGGTTGACAGTTGCAATTACCGACAGCGTTGCGGGCCTTGTTGGAGTGCTTGCTGGCGCATAGTATTTAATGCTCGTGGTTGTCGCCGTTGTTGACCAAACCAATTGAACGTAGTCATTAGCATTCAATTGCAGAAAGTAATTCCAGCCGTTGACGCTATGCCCAGGCGTGCCACCATGAGAGTTTGGAACGCTTATGTAGCCAGTTGAACCAACAACATCAACGCCATTGACCCTGACCCAAATGGAAACGTCACTCAATTGAGTGTCCGTGTTTTCCAATTGTGCGCTGAATTGGATATTGTAAGTTCCAGCGTTAGCAACCACCAACTTGTTTCCGCTACTTACCGTCACACCGTTGGAGTAATCCGTTGTGTTGAATGTAATTAGGGTCGCTGTGTTGGCTGTCGCCGTTTGTGTCGTTGTGTCTGAAAACGCACCATATTTCAGATAACCAGAGAACAAACTACCCAACTTCAGCAGATACATCAACCATTCCCTAGAGGGGCGGTTTGTCTGCACATCCAAGAATGGGCTTCTTGGAATGTTGATGTCGCCGATGTTATTGGTTGCCATCAGTTTTCCCCGACAGAGGCTTTCAGATTGGCAGAAACAATTACAGCGTTAACAGGATCAGTTACAACAACCTCAAACACACGGTCACGGGCCATGCCCAGACGCCGCCAAATCGCACGATTCTTGTACTTACCAAGAGCGCCGATGCTGACCCAATATTCATTCGACCAAGTTGAGCCGCCATCGTTAGACCAACGCAACATGGCTTGAGGATTGGTTGTAACGTCCCCTGTGCTTGCGGTTGTGCGGTTAGCAATATATAGCGTCACGTTAGGAGCAACAGTCAGGGTAGCGTTTGGATAGATGTAGTACGGGTCACCAATGTAGTTATTAGTGTCTTGCGTTGACAGGCCGGTAGTCCCAACGCCGGGTTGGAATTGAATCTGGAACTCGTCAAAGTATTGGCGTTGCAGGTCAGACACTAGGTGAGGAGCGCGGCGAACCCTGCGGATTTCCTGACCATCATCCGTGTAGACCTGTTTGCTTAGTTCGTACAGCTTACCGTTCTCATGGTCGCCAACAATAATCAAACCTTGGAACAAAGCAGAACAATTGCCACGGTGACGGTGGTAAACATTGTCGTTATCCACCCACAGCCACTTGTGCCACATCTGGGTTGTTGCGTCATACGCCCAAGTCAGATCAAGAGTCGGGAAGCTAACAACGTAAACCTCGTGGCCTTCAAGCTGGTAAGTCCAAGCAATTGCGTCATCAATGTATTGGTTTTGCAGCGTGTTCTCAACAGCGTGAGTAGAAATCCGTGTGGGCGTGTAGCCGTTCATCTGAACGATTTGACCTTGACCACGAATGTTGCGGGACACATAAGCAAACGAATTGCCAACCCGAGCAACCGAGAACACAGAAGCAATACCGTGTTGGGTAGACGTACCTGGGATGCGTTGGAACGGGAAAGGAACAGCACCAACATCAACCCAGACCTCGGAGGAGTTTTCACCAAGCAGGTAAATCTCTCGATGGTCAACAATCAACGACACCAGATCGTCAGGAGCGCCATCTTTTAGCCCGTATGACAACTGAGGAGATACGGGGCTAAGAAAGTCAGAAGCGCCCCATTGCTGCGTGTTTGGGTTGTTGTAAACAAAATAATTGTCAACAATGTCCACGGTGTTTCCACCCGAGAATGCGCCATCAGAGGACGGAATCTGGGTGAAGTTCAGCGCATAAAGGGTTGTTGAGCTGACCGTTTGCGAGGTGCTGACGGTGTACGTTCCCGCCCCACCAGTGCCTGAAACAAGCGCAGTAATCATGGTGTCGGCAGTTACACCAGTACCCTGAATGGTTTGACCAACGTACAGCGTGCCAGAAGTCACCGCAGAAACGGTTAGCGTTGTGCCTGAGATTGATCCGGTCACAATTGCGCCAGCCGCAGCCGTAGACATATCCTCAGATGCGATTGTCTGAGAGATATTGATTGTGTAAGTTCCCGCGCCGCCAGTACCAGTGCCAAGCGCGGTAATGACGGTTTCGTTGGTAACACCAACCCCAAACACCTGTTGACCAACAGCCAATGTGCCGCTTGTCACAGTGGCCACGGTTAGCGTAGTACCAGAAATGCCGCCACGGAAAATCGCCGCAGCAGGGGTCGAAATGCGCCAGGTGTAACGGTACGCACCGTCAACAATGTAAACGTTAATGCCGTTGTCGGTAATGCCAACCCGCCCCGTAGATGTGTTTAGGAATCCAACGATTGTGGGCGTCAGATTTGACGACAGAACGTAGACGTAAGGGCCAGATACGGCAACAAGCTGTTCACCACCAGAAACAGTACGCAAACCACGGATTTCGCCGTAGTTCAGCACCGCCTTGGCAACTAGTCCAGGGGTCGGATAGAGGGCAACAACGCCACGAACACCAGGCTGTTTAAGCGGATCAACTTCAGGGAAAAAGTTAATACATTCCTGTGCATCTTGGTAAATGCTTGGAGCTTCGTAAGATGGCCCGACAAACCCAAAATCTGCCATGACTTATCCTTAACGGAAGAAACCACCCGAGAGAATCCAACCTGCGTCTTTTGCTCTGCCAACCAGCAACGAATCAGGATAACGCGCTGTCTGCATGGGCGTCATGTTGTTGCGCTTGATCGTAGACTTTGATTGCGCTGCGTATTGCTGAATCATCGCAATCTGCACTTGAGAGGCTTTGCCGTACATAGGCATCAAACGCTCTGCCAAACACCATCTGAGGGCCATCTGATAGCCTTGCGGGAACAGAATGGTGTCGTTGATGGTTTCGTAGCGGGTAAAAATCGTGTTGGCGAACAGGTGCATCTCGCCTTGTGACGGGTTAGGCCACACAAACACGTTGCCAGAATCTGCGCCGGGATTGTAGTAAATCGCCTTGGGCCAAGGGCCGTTCAGCGTCTTTAGTCCAATCATTTCGTAATCTTCAAGCGCCAACACCGCAACAGGATAGTCCAAACCGCCAGAGATGATCGGCTGACCGTTAGAGGTCGTGTTGATACGCACAAACGCCGAGTTAATCTGCAAGGGCTTTTGGTAGTAAGCGGTGATCGTGGTCGAGGCAACCGATTGGTTGATGTTGACCTGATACGTCCCCTGTTCGTTGACGTTACCACCTGCGCCGGTCAGGAATTGGGTGATTTTTGTACCCGCCTGGATGCCAGTACCGCTAAGAGTTTGTCCTTGAGCAACCGCGCCAGAGTTAATGCCGGTAACGGTCAAGATGTTTCCAGAAATGGAGCCGGTAAACGATGCGCCAATAAAGTTTTGAGTGCTAGGATCAGGGCCAATCGTGTATTGAACCTGACCAGCAATGACGGGGAAAATGATCTCCGTCACGTTGAAAACCATCATGTTTTCGTTTGACCACTGGTCGATCATGTCGTTCAGCATATCAAACGCATCCTGCGCTGCGTCAGGGGTCGGTGTCTCTCCTGCTTCCAATGCGCCGATGTCTTTTAGGGCTCTGCTAATAATGTCTATCGGCTGAGTCATTTTGTGTCCTTATAGGTCAGGAGTGAACACCTGGGGCATCCAAGGGGCAACTACAGGTTTACGGCTTGCCAACGCCTCTAATTGCTCCTCTAAGCGGGATTTTATGACGCATTTCCCGTCACGCATAGATGATCCCTCAATCCAGCCAACTACCATTTCTTCAGTCACATCAGCAAAAGGAATCGTAGCATTTCCCTCGAAAAACCAGTTTCCCTCCGTGTCCACAGAGAAACCATCTGCCTCTGCGGTAACGTGATATTTAGCAGATGTGATGCGTCCATCTTCAGCCTGAAGATCGGTAACGCTCCACTTGTAGGATATGGGTGATTGCATGGTCAGGCCCAAGGCAACGGCGGCGTAACCACCGGAGGATTGATCTGATTGTTGATCTGTTGCTGAACAGCAGCTTCCGTTGCGTTTTTATCTACGCCATTAGCCCAAATCCAGCCAAGAACCTGTTGCTCGGTAAGTTGGTTGTAGGGTGTGAAAGATTCGCCTGTCGGTGCAGGAACGTTGCAAGTGCTATATACAGAACCGTTATAGGTGTTGCCGCCTGAAACTTGCTGTCCAGAGCAAGTCCAATGCACCGTAAAAACCACATCTGTTTCCCCATCAAATTGTGGGTAGCAGTCCATAGCAGTAACGTCCCAAGTGATGGCAATAGAGGTTAATGTGTCGGTCATGATTTTTCTTTTCAAAAATTATTTAAGTTCAAGTTGCGCCACACGAACGCGGAGAGATTGCAGTTCAGCAATAATATTGGCAATAAATTCGGCAGAGCCGTACTCCATTTGCTGCATCTGTTTACCATCCTTTTCGCCCACCACGCTGCTTGGGCTGACTTCTTGTACTTCATGAGCAATAAAACCAACGCCATGAATACCTGTTTCTTTCCAAACCCAGGTTTTAGGCTTGAGTGCGTCAATGAATGCGCCACTTCCGGTTAGCGGTTGCGGATTGTCCTTGAGTCGGTAATCAGATGAGGTATTAAAAGCAGTATTGGCCCCATCCGTTGTAATTGAGCCGCGCGGACTTGCCCCAGAGCCATCTCTAAAATAAGCCTGATACCTTGTTCCGCTTGTTGCGGAATTCCAAAGATTAAGAGCCTCATAACCTGCGTTGTTGGACTTAAATAGCGGGCCAAACGTTCCAGATGCATCTACAGCAAGTTTAGTTGAAAATCCAGCCCCAGCGCCAGCAGTTGTCGTCCCCACCAGCAAGTTACCGCTGGAGTCAAGCGTCATTGCCTGAGTCCAAGTTATGTTGTTTCCTGCTGTGCCTGATGCGGCGTTAAACCATCTGTGAAGATTATCAGTTAACTGATAACGCGCAGAAAATCCTGTTATGCCATATAACCAGCCGCCGTTGTAATAAGCGTTATTTACAAGGTTAAGGTCAACGTTTGACGTTGCATGGATACCTGCGCCAACTTGATTAAGGTTAAATAATTTTCCACCAGATGTTGCTGGCGGCGTAACTCCAAGCCCAAAGTTACCACTAGAGTCAAGCCGCATTCCTTCTGTTAGCGTGCCGCCGGTGTTTGCGTAAGAGAATGTTAGGCCAGTTGCTTCATTACCGTCACGATAAGCAAATACCCTTGCGCGGAGTGCATTAGAGCTACCAGTGGTTCTACGGAAGTCAATACCCCAAGAGTTGCCTGCAGTGTTGTCTGCTTGTTGCAGAGTAAGCAAACCTTGAGTTCCAGAGGAAGCGGTATACGCTTCAAGTTTTGTATTGGGAGAAGTTGTCCCAATGCCGACACTACCAGTGCTTGTTGCAAAGTTAGATGCCCCGGTATGAGTAAAAGTTGTGCCGTTAAATGTAAGGTTTGCAGAACCGGCAAATGCGCCAGAACTGTTGTACTGAACCTGCGTATTTGATCCACCAGCAGCCGTTGTAACGCTTGCAAATGACAAGGTTCCAGTGCCGTTAGTAACCAATGCCTGACCATTAGTGCCATCTGCGCTTGGGAGCGTGAAGTTAACCGTTGATGCGGTGTTAGGGCCAACAAGGTTAACAGCCCCGCCCAAGTTTGCTTGAAAAACTAGAGTTCCCATATCGTTTCCTTATGGCGCAATGATTAGCTTGTTGCTGACAGTCAGAGCCCCGGTTGAGGGATTAAATGACAGTTTAGTTGAGGATACTTTTTGCGGCAAATTACCAGTGTTTGCGGTCACCCAGGTCGGATAAACCGTGGCATTGGTAGTCGTGTCATCTGTAATCGCCGTGTTGGTGGCGTTGGTTGCAGTCGTTGCAGATGTTGCACTTGTTGCGGTTGCTGCGTTGCCACCGATGGACAGGCTAGATGCCGTACCCGTCAAACCCGTACCTGCTCCGCTAAACGATGTTGCACTCAGTACGCCAGTTGACGGGACAAACGACAGCTTTGTCGAGGCAGTCTTGACAGGCAGATTGCCCGTTGTGGTTGATACCCAAGCCGGGTAAACAGATGTCGCCGTAGTCGTGTCATCCGTAACACCCACGTTCACGGCGTTTGTGGCGTTGGTAACGGCAGTCGTGCCGATCACAGCAACCACTTGGGCGGCTGTTGCGGCGCTAAAAGCAGCCGTTCCATTGCCGTAAGCCAATCCCGTCAGAGTCGTAACACCTGTCCCGCCATTGCCAACCGCAACCGTTCCGGTCACGTTTAGAGCAGTCCCGCCAATAGACAGACCAGAGGCAGTCCCGGTCAAGCCAGTACCCGCGCCGGTAAACGATGTGGCTGTCAAAATGCCCGTAGAAGGGTTAAATTGCAGCTTGGTAGAACTAACGTATTCGGTGGTCAGATTACCAGCCGTAACAGACGCAAACAGCGGATAACGGGTCGCGTTTGTGGTCGTGTCGTCCGTCACCGTGGCGTAAGCCGTGGGCGTTGTCCAGGTCGGGGCGCTTGATCCGTTGGAGGTTAAGACTTGTCCTGAAGTGCCAGCAGCGACAAAAGATGTAGCGCCAGCACCAGACTGATAGGGAACATAACCAGCGCCGCCACCAGCGAGATTGGTCGCGGTTCCAACCGAAACGGTACTGGAGGCAACGTTTTTCCAATATTGGAGGGCTGAATCGTATTGAAGCAATGACCCGTCTGTTGGAGTTCCCGTGATCTGGACGTTTTGGTCTGTGCCGCCAAGCTGCGAACCCGGAAACAGGGAGACATACATTGACCCCGATCCACCAGAGCCGTTGTTGATGACAATACCAACTTCAGCCTTCAGGTTAGGCGCAGAGGGCTTAGTAGCGGTTAGCGCACCACCACCCGCCGGGTCGTACCAAAGCGTGTCATTGTTGTTGTAGGCAGAAAGGTTAAATCCTTTCACAACACCCTGAACAACAACCCGACCAAAGCTACCGGATGCAATCGGCTCACAGGCAATTCCAACGATGGCATTCCCGTCCGTCAGACCTGCGGTTGATGGGCCAAACTGGATCACGCCAGACGCACCAACCACGCCGGTTTTGATGATGACCTGACCAATAGAGATGGCAGAAGATGCTTTGCCGTAGGTATAGACGACCTCACCCACAGGCATTACGAGACTAGCGCCACCATCCAAGCCAACGCTCAAACCGCCTGTGTTATTCCAGTAGAGTTTCCCGTAAGCGTAAGTCGCACCTGCCGAAACATTCAGTTGCAAATAATCAGCGCCCAAGTTGGTCAACCCGGTTGCCGTTCCACCCGTAATCGCCACGCTACTAGCGTTCTGGGTAGACATGGTTCCCAACCCGGTAATTGCGGTGTTCGGGATGGTTGTGGAAGCTGTTACAGCACTTGTATCGTTGCCGTAGAGGTATCCGGTCAGACCAAGCGTTTTAAGCGTTCCTACAGCGATTGAGCCACCCGTAATGGCTACGTTGTTGGCGTCCTGCGTGGACATCGTGCCCAGGCCGGTTATATCCGTGTTCGGGATCGTGGCAACAGTCGAAAACGCCGTGGTTCCGTTGGCTTTCAAATAGCCAGCAGTAAACGTTGTCGCACCCGTACCACCATAGCCAACGCCAATCGTAGAACCGTTCCAAGTTCCTGCAGTTAACGTCCCAACACCCGTAATTCCGGTGTAAGAACCAGAGATTCTGGCGGTATCAATCGTCCCAGACGTTATCTGAGAGGCGGCAATTGCAATCGATGTGTCGGTAACAGAGGTCAGTTGACCCTGTGCATTAACCGCAAAAACCGGCACAGATGACGCAGAACCATAGGTTGCAGCGGTTACACCTGTGTTTGTGATGCTAAAAACGTAGTTATTTAGCGTTAATCCAGTACCAGCAGAATACAGAGCATTGACGCTGAAATAAGACCAATTGATTGCCGTTACACCAAGCGTTCCGCCTGGTTGAGCAGGGCAATACCAAGCAGTTCCACCCAAAGTCGCGCCGGTTTCAATGAAAACGACAGCGGAAACTAATTCATCCCATGTGTTGGCGTCTGCCGATCTAGTCCAAGGGCCAGAACTAACGACATAAATACCGTTGTCGGCTGCGGCAACCTGGTTCTTGACCAGAATACGCATTCCAGCGGTCAAAGAAGCAAGCCACTCACCTCCTGCCTGAGTCCCAAGGCCAGAAAGCGTGATGTCTGCGGTTGTCCCGTAGTTAACGGGCGGCTTCCAGGCAATGCCAGCAACGTAGGCGTCAACATATTGCTTGTTTGCTATGTCGTTGTTGGCTGACGGAAGCGTTGAAATCGTGCCAGTTGTCGTGGCGATATTAGTGAAAACCCCAGTAGAGGGTGTCGTAGCGCCGATCGTTGTGCTGTTGATCGTGCTATTTGTAATGTTTAACCCAGATTGGCTTGGGTTAACAGTCGCATAGAACGGCTGACCCTGCCCAATAAATGTCTGAAAAGTCCCATCTACGGCGAAATACGCCTGAACGGGGAGCAGATTCTGGTCACTTGATTGCGCGGGGTCAGCCATATTCTTACGATTGATCTGCTGCGGGAGTTACATACAGGGTAGTGCTGTCACTACCGCCACAAATCGCCGACAAGTAATAAGGCGTTGTCGGGGTCGCAAGGATCAACGGCATAACCATGTTCCCAGGGAGAACAAAGTCACCGTTTGTGCCATCCGTGGGAAACACCGGGGTTCCGACATTAGCGTCAGTTGTACCCCAACGAATCGCACACGGCTTGGTTCCAACATTCAGGAAACTGGTGTAGTTCACCTGGTCGTTGGTGTTGTCGTTAATCACAACGTTGGCGTGAGCCGAGGCCGTGACTGCAAGGGCTACTGTAACCCCTGCATTACGCTGGACTGTAGACGATGCCATTTTAGACAGCGTTGGAGGCCAACGGCAACGATTCTGCGCGGTCAACCACAACGGTATAAGTACCAGCGGCAGCAGAGGCCGAGGAACCCGTAGCGTTGATGAATTGAATCGTCAGGGTGTTAGCGGCAGAAACGTAAGCGTTAGCAATGCCAACACCAGTGGTTTGAGCAGCGGGGAGGGTAACGGAAACGGCATCACCAACTTGCAGACCGGGGACGGTCACGTTCTTGGATGCGCCAGAGGTGGCAACAGTCGTTGCGGTGACAGAAACACCCATCACGAACGAATTAAGGATGTTTCCACGCAAAACGGTGGTTTGCAGAGCCATGATTTCTCCTTAGAGATGATTGATTTTAACCAGAAAAAGAGAAAAAGCCACCCCTTTTTGAGAGGCGGCTTTTCTGCTTCATCGCGGCTGATTAAGCAGCGATAAGACCCAAAGCCTTCAGCGCGGCAACAACGTCACCAACCGTGTAGGCAGTCGAGCCAGAACCGCCAGTGAACGTGGTGTTCACATAGACAGCCGTGGTCGAACCAGCAGCGGAGGTCGTAACGTTACCGGAAGCGGTAGGTTGGGTCGAGCCGGTAGCACCAAAGAAGGAAACCAAACCGCCGTTGGGGGCGATTGCGGTTCCGTCAGTGCTGTCACCATCAATCAGATAGTGGGGGCTGGTGGTAACGGCAGGGCCGTTGTTGGTGTAGGTAGTAGGAGACAAAGCCATGATTTATTCCCTTTCAATTAAGCTGCGACACGGCAAGCGAGTTCGGGGTACAGAGGAGCCCAACCGTACAACACATCCAGACGAGTCGGGATAGAGTCGTTGTTGATCGTGTACTGGCGAACCACACGCATCGACAGGCCGATTTCCTTGTCGGAAGCGCGACCGGCGAAATGCACACCTTCCGGCAGTTCCAGATCAGCCACTGCCAGCGTGAACGCATTGCGGTGCATGATGATGTTCTGCGGAGAAACCGTACCCGTCTTGTTGAAGAAGTTAACGGTAGCCGTAGAGGAGGTGCTAGGAATCGTCACGTTCTGGAATTGACCAGCGGTGATGACTGCGGGGCTGACGGTCACGTTGAAGGTTGCGCCAGTGCCAGAGGCAGCGGCTTTCACCACAAAGTTACGCAGCTTGTTCGAGCCGTAGGCTTGACGGTTCTGGGGGTTAACAGCGTACACGCCATCAATCGTAATCACATCGCCAGCGTTCAGGGAAACTGCGCCGGTAGAGGTGATGCTGATCGTGGAGGACGATGCCCAACCAGAGGTCAGGAAGCCCGTGGCAGCGGTCGTGGAGCACACAGCCGTACCAGCGAACGAACCGAACGTCTGGGAAACCACGTTCTGATCCATCTTCCAGTTCATGCCAGCAGAGTCACGGCCCATCAGACCTTTACGGTACTGCTCGCCAATGGCTTCCTGGGGAACGAACAGACCTTTCAGGCTGTCAACAATGGTTGCGCTCGTGAACGGTTCAACAATACACGAACGGCGACCATCGCGGGGTGCGCCTTCAGCGTCCAGATACGCACCTGCGGTCAGGTAGGTAATCAGGCCGGTGGGGGGCGTGCCAGCAGTACCAACGATGTTGGCGGTTTGCAGGGTAGCCATCGACAGACCGTCACGGTCAATTTTGTTGGCGATAGCGGCAACGGCGGGCTTCAGCACGCGATCCGAGAACATATCCAGAGACAGAGCCAGGTCTTGAGTCGTGAACTGGGTGTCAACGTGGAATTGGGTGCTCAGGGTCACGGGCACGCTCGTCTCGTTGAAATCTTCAACGTTCAGGGCGGGGCCAGTCGTACCGATGAAACGACCTGGACGGCGAACGTTGACCGTGTTACCGATCTTCGCGCCGACCACAGCAAACTGGTCGTCATAATTGCGGTCTACTTCACTGGTGAAGGTCAACTCGTTTTCCAAGACCATCAACGCTTCGTTGGTGATCTTGCTAATAGTTAGCAAGGTATTTGACATTTGGTTTCCTTAAAAAGATTAGGTTTACCGAATCTTCCCGGCTCTCCTTGCTTGCTTCCAGGCTTGGTAACTGCCTTCCCATACACCATCGCTGGACATAGGGACATCTACTGCGCCTTTGCTTGCTCGGATCGGCCTGATAGGTTCGGGGGCTTTGCTTTTGACTACAGGAGCGCTCGTTTCTTGGGGTTTAGCCTCAAAACGTGCCTCAAGTTTTCCAATTTCTCTTAATGCGCTGATCGGAGGCAATTTGGCAATCTTCTGGGCAATTTCAGGATTCTCAGCCAGGTGATACAGAAGTTTTGCACCGTGATCGCTGTCCATAATCGCATCGCGTACATGGTCAGGAACGACCACATCGCTAGAGGCAACCATGTCATCAAAGTCGGGCAACTCATCCTTAACAGCATTCACCTTCTCGGCCCAAGTTTTCACAAACTTTTCCCGTTCGGTTTCCTGCTTCATCTGCTGAATCTTCAAATTTGCTGTGTACTCGGCTAGAGCTTCAGCATATTCAAAAGCATCCTTGAATTGCTCTGGTCGGGGTTTGTTGTCGCTAGGTTGCTGCACTTGTGGTGCGGCTTTCTGCTCTAACTGCCTCAACCGATCTTCCAGTTGCATCCTCGCTTCACGTTCCCGTTGCGCTTCTTTACGCGCTTCTTCCCGTTGGCGAGTTATTTCCGAAAAACGCTTTTCAAGTTTTGGATTTTGCTTGCGTTCCTCCTGCGGTTTTGCGGCGTCTGCTTCAGTAGGTTCACTCCCTTCACCCTCTGCAACCGGCTCTGTTTCGGCTGGCGTTTCTGCCTTTTCCTCAACAGCCACAGCCTCAGTTGGCTTTTCGGCTAAACCTAATCTCTCTGCATAAAAATCCGCTGCGTTTTCGCTAGTTACAACCGAACTAGCACTTTTTTCTTCAGACATAGGTATTACCCTAAGAATTAGCCCCGTGAAACCCACGGGTAGGTTTGGTCAATATAGACCGAATTGGTTACTGCGTCAATCCACCTGTAAACGGATTAGCACCATGCTCAATGTCTTGGGCGGCTAGTTGGGCATACCCCATCTGCTCGGCGTTCCTGCGGTCAATCTCCGCATTCAGGCGTGCCGTGTCCATGTTGTGCAACAGAAGCTGAACAATTGCGTCAATTTCCGTCTTATTCTGGGACGTAATCGAGCGAGTATTTTGGTCGTTGACCCGCACTTCTGCCATCGTTTCGGTATTGTGGGCGCGTGCCGTGACATCCATGAGTTTGCGCTTGGTTTCGGCGTCTTGCTTGACCTGCTCAATGTCTTGGCGCTGTTTCATTGCCATCTGCATAGCTTGCATCTGCTGTTGCATCTGCTGGACTTGCGCTTGGGCTTGTTTGAGTTGCATCTGAACCTGGGGCGGCACATCAGACTTTTCGTCAATCTGGGCCAACGGATTCAGGGCAGCAAGGCGATCTGCAATCATGTCTGCGCCGGGGAAATCCATGTTGCGGAACACCAGGTCAGAAGCGGCGTTGAACAGTTCGCTATTGCCCGACAGAAGCGGCATCATGGCTTCCACAGCCTCCTGGCGCTTAGAGTTGTAGCCTGGGCCGGTTTCCATCACCACATCGTAGCGACCAACCGTAACGTCATTCAGCACCTTGCCAACTGCGTCCTTCTCATTCACCGTAATCATCTCAGGCTTGCCATCGTCACCAATGATCCGCAGCACCCGTTGGGTGTCATAGATCGTGGGAACTAGGTCAAGGATGATCCGGGCAACGTGAGCCAGGGATTTAGTCAGGTTGTCGTAGAAGTCAAAGTTCGTCAGGTCAATCTGCTGTTGTTGACCGTTCAATGCCTTGCCAGAGATATTGCCTTGCTTCAGTTGCGCCGGGTCAAAGATGCCCATCAGAGTCTTGATGTCATCATCAATCGCAACCGTGGCCTGCATGATGCCGTTGGCTGGCGGCTCGGGCTGAAGGCGTTGGGGCGCAGGGGCGGCGCGTCCGTCAATGTCCGTTTGCTTGTACCGCAGGACGGGGTAAGACTTAACGTTAGCCTGTGCCCAATCGTTTTCGTGGCCCTCGTCCTGGCCCTCTGCCATAAGCCATTTGGCCTTAGGAGCAAGCGCCACAGATTCGGTCAGGCTGGTCTGCCAGAAGTTATACATCCGTTGGGCGTCTTTGCCGTGACGCACCATGCCAAACTTCTTACGCTTGTCGCCAATAACGACATGACGACCATAAACAGGAATAACCGGGATGTAGCGACCTGGGAAAACCTTTTCCTCAAGCACCTCGATGGCAGTCAGCTTGCACCAGCGGATTTCCTTCTTGACGGTGCGGCGGCGGTCAACGATGGAGATGCCAGCGGTTGCAAGAACTTCGTCTGAGGGCAGTTCCTCTTTGTAAACCGTAGTCCCATCCGACAACATGATGAGTTCGGTTTCCTTACGAACCGTGTAGAAGTATTCAGCAAGGCGAATGTCCTCCTTGGTGATCCATTCGGATTGGGCATCACCCGTCCCGCGCTGCTGAAAGGAATCAACCTCTGCGTCAGGATATTGGTCAGAGAACGCCTTTTTGCTCATCATGGTGGTGATAAGCACGCGCTCGGCATCCGATCCGTCAGGCAGGATACTGTTTGGGTCGTAATAGACGGTGAACGGGTTGTCTACCGGGTCGATGTAGATTTCCTGCTCAAACGTATCCTCAGACAAGTAATCGGTACGCAGACGGATATAGCCCCAACCCATGCGAACAGCATAGTCAACGGCATTGTCGTAGGCGTTGTCTGCGTTGGAATTGGCCTCGATGTGGCGAATAATGCCTTGGAGGACTTGGGCAACCTTGGAGTCGGCCTGGGAGTTCATCCCATGAACCTTGGGACGGGGGCGTTGTTGCCTGATCTGGTTGACCACCTGGCGGCAGTAACCGTCAAGTTTGTTAATAGTCAGAACGGGGCGGGATTCTAGGTTTCGGCTGTTTTGCAGTTCAACGGGCCATTGGTCGCCGTTAACGAACTTCAAATCCTCTAATCCCTCTTGCCGATTCATAGTGTCTGAATCGTTGGCAAGTTTAAGGAATTGCTTTGCTTCCTCGATTAGAGGGTTGTAATCGCTACCGTTTTCTTCAGCCATATCAGCCCATCCATCCGTAAGAAAGCGGCGCGTTTTGCAATGGTCTGACCCGCCTTGGTTGTTTGGGTTCGTTCACCATAAGCCCAATCATCCTGAATGCGTCTGCGCCGTGTGAGTAATGGTCATGCAACGGATTACGGCTGAATTGGCCCGTTTCTGGGTCAACTTCGTACCGATAATGCCTAAGACATTGTAGACCATCATGGCAATTTTCCCTATCAAACCAGCAATTTCGGAACATTGTTCGGGCAGCGTTGATTGAGTCAGCCACCGGAACCCTGTCCAGAATCCTTGTTTTGTAGCCTGCCGCTCTGACGATTTCCTCAATGCTTCTGCCGTTTGCTGCCAGCGTTTTATTCTGGGCATCGTGCGGTAGCCACAAAGTATCGTAAACATAACCGAAAGTCTGCATCTGGGCAAGATACTCAGACATCGTTTTCTGGTTGCCCTCGATGTACCGAATCAGCCTGGTTTCCATTCCAATGAACTGAAGGAACCAGATTGCCGTGGCGTCTGCCCATCCCAAGTCAAAGATGGCATGGACGGGCTTCGTGGCGTCATAGCCGACCTTGGTGATTCGGCCTTCCAGGTCAGCCATCTGCATTTCACGGGCAAAAATAGCCCCGTCTACAGTCTGGCGGCACAGACCTTCCCAGACCACGTTGTAGGCAGCAGGGTCGCGGTTCTTGAGGCTATCCTTCTCCAACCGCAGGGTTTCAGGAAACCAGGGGTTGTCGTTCCAGTTGATCTTGACCGAAACGCAGTTATCAGGCGGGTTCAGCACAAACCGCTGGTAAGTCTCGTCTGTTTCTAGTTCCGGGTTGAAGCTGACCCAGATTTCTGAGCCTTCCTTACGGATTGTCGGGATCAGGACGTTCCAAGAGTTGCGGCTTACCGTCTGGGCTTCCTCAACCCAACAGATGTCCACGCCCTCATAGGACTTGACGTTGGCTACGTTGTTCTTCAGGCCAACAAAGGCGAATTCCGTCCCGTTTTTGCCCCGAATACTGTTCTGGGTAATTTCGTAGAAGTCCAGCAAGCCAATATCAACGATCTGGTCGCACAGCAGCTTGTGGACGGAATCCTTGATTGAGGTTTGAAATTCACGGGCGCACAGGATTCGGAGGGGATTCTTTACCCCAAGGATCAGGAGAGCCCTGGCAAATCCCCATGATTTAGCGCCGCCCCTGCCGCCCCAAGCGCATTTGTACCGGCTTTTGCGGAACAAAAACTCCAGTTTTACTGGAAATTTTACGTCTGCAAAGCTACTCATTGGGCTTTACAAATGAGACTTGAATGCCCTGCAACGGCTCTCCATCAGCACCTGTAAGCTCATTCTTGACCGTTTCAGACCACCGCATTTGGCTTTTCGTCCACCAGATCAGGCTGGTTGTGTCGCCAGCCACAGCCTTTTGATATAGCGTCTTGGCAATCTGGCTGTTGGCTTTGGCCTTGCCTGTATCCAATTCTGCCCGGTAATACTTCCGCAGCGTCTTGTCATCAATGCCCACCAGAATGGCTATTTGCTCGTGCGGCAAGCCTAATCCGCTGGTGCTTTCAACCAGTTTACGGAATTCATCCGTTGGAACATGAGGTTCTTGAGGTATTACGGGCATTTTATAAAGGGGAACTCGCTAATATTTAAGCAGTTTCGGTTAATTCCGTCAACAAAACAGCCTTTTTGCCGGTGAAATCTTCCCACCGCTTTACGATCACATCGCAATACTTTGGGTCTAGTTCCATCAACCGAGCAACACGCCCGTTCTTTTCAGCAGCAATTAGCGTAGTTCCGCTTCCACCAAAGCTATCCAGCACAATATCGCCGCCTTTAGTGTTATTAAGCATTTGGTATTCAAATAGCGCAACAGGCTTCATTGTGGGATGTTCGCCATTCCTAGACGGTTTGTCGAATTCCAGAATGGTTGTTTGCTTGCGGTCTGTGGCCCATAGATGCCCCGCACCTTCCTTCCAACCATACAGACAGGGTTCGTGCTTCCAATGGTAATCTTGCCGCCCCATAACCATAGTGGACTTCTTCCATATTAAGCATTGGCGTACTTTCCAGCCTGCATCTTGCGCCGCCCCTCGAAAGTTATAACCTTCAGAATCAGCGTGCCATATATAAAAGACCGCCCCCGGCTTCATAACCAAGTCAGCAGTAACGTATGCATCTCGCAAAAATTGACGGAATTGGTCGTCGCCCATGCTGTCGTTTTGAATTTTAAGGGCGTCTTTTGTTTTGCCTTCGTAAGCCACGTTATAAGGCGGGTCGGTCAGCCACATATCCACAAGCAGCCCATCGCATAGCTTTTCCATGTCATTGGTGCTACACGAATCACCGCACATCAGCCGGTGCTTGCCCAATTGATATATATCGCCAGGCTTTGTCTTGGCCTCCGCGGGAACATCTGGGGCGGCATCCTCGTCCGTCAGCCCCTCCGTGAGTTCCGCGGGCTTCAGCGCGTCTATTTCCTCAAGGCTGAAACCGGTCAGTTCTAGATCAAAGCCTAATTCCTCAAGTTCCTGGAATTCTATGTTTAGCAGTTCATTGTCCCAACCGGCATTAAGCGCCAGCTTGTTGTCGGCAATGATGTAAGCCTTGACCTGGGCGGTAGTAAGATTTTTTACCTCGATGCAAGGAACTTTACTCATTCCAAGTTTCCGAGCCGCCATTAGCCGCCCGTGACCTGCAATGATGCTGTTATCGGTTATCAGGATCGGGTTTGTCCAGCCAAATTCCTTAATGCTTGCCGCAATCTGTGCCACCTGTTCATCGCTATGGGTGCGGCTGTTGTTAGCATAAGGTATTAGTTCTGCGACATTCTTTTCCGTAATATTCATTTCTTTTTGGCTTTGCTTTGTGCTTCTCGCTTAGTGCTGTAAGCAATCGCCACCGCCTGTTTAACAGGTTTCCCCGCCTTCACCTCGGCTTTGATGTTATCTTTGAAGGCTTTTTCACTCTTTGACTTCACTAGCGGCATTTTGCTTCTCCAGTTCAGACATGAACCATTGGCATTGTTGCAGCGCACCATTGATCTGCTGCAATTGCACCTGGGTCTGGTGAGCAGTTTGCTCCAATTCCTTGCCTTTGGCAATCAAGTCTTGAATACGGGCTTCAATCAGTTCTTTAGTCATTTTCTACTACCGCACAAATGTCGGCTTCCTGGATGATTTGATAATCCTGCCCATTGATGCGCTGGACAGGCCAATTGAGATAATCGCCGTTTCCATACTTGATGAAATCGCCGACCTTGGTTTGATCCACCAATGGCCCAATCGCAACCACAGTACCCTCGTTAAAAGGTTCCGTGTTGTTCACATGGATAATTGTGGATAACTCTCTGACTGTGGGTTTTACCACAACGCGATCACGCAGAGGTTTTAGCATTTTGCCTCCGGGTGTATTTGCGTTTTTTGGGCTCTGTCATTGCATCAACAACAGGCAATATGACTGCGCTACCAGCAGATACCGTGACCGTGGTGTTTGGCAGCGGTTTGGGTGACAGTTCCCCGCACCAATCGTTTCGGTGCTTGTGGACAAATTGTGGATGGGCTCGGCACTGACCCATCACCTCGTGATCGACAAAGTGTCGGCAATCGCTACAATGATTCACAGATTCAACTCCTTAACAGTTGAGTTTAGAGGACGTTAGGGAGGGCATTCCCTAGCGTTCCTCGTTTTAGCGGTATTCGCTACGGGTATGGGTGTAGCAAACGCCGGGGGTGCGACCAGTGTTGAACTGCTTGTCAGCGCCCGTTGCATCTTCCATACCCATTGCCACGCCGCCTACCATCTTGCCCTTGCGCTCACCAGACATATCGCTGGAGGTTGCGCCCTTGGGAGGGGTTGCGCCGGTGGTGCTCTTAACACCTTTCATGCTGTCCATTTTGCCCATTTTGATTCCTTGCAAGGTTGTGGGAAATTCAATTTTCGACAAATCTTAAGACTTGTCAAGCACACATTGTAGCCGCCCACTCCCGTTCTTGGCGACCTGATTTGTTCTTTACGGTGCGCCCGGTTAACTCCACCAACCCCAAGGTCTGAAGCTCTTTCATGCGTCTGGCGACCTGGTTTCCGTCCAAATAGGTCACCTCGGCAATCTGATCCTTGCCCATTGGCCCGTAAGCCACTAAAGCCTGGACAATGATTTCCCCATGCTGGATGGACAGGTTACCCGCCTTGTCAGCAGCCTCGGCGCTTGTGTTGGGGTCGGTGTTGCGAACCCTGGGGAAGATGTTGGTTTTCTTCAGAATGTCAAAAATGCTCATGTGTGTGCTCCAAATGGTGGGCGGGTCGCATAAAGCAGCGTAGGCTTGAACAACACTTTAGAAAAGTGACCACGGCGCTAACCCGTTTTCCCGCCCGTTAATCAAAATGGTACGTCATCAAAGTTGTCTGAGGGGAACCCATCGTTTCGGCGCTCCTCCTTGGGACGGTGCAGGAAGGCTTTGAAATACCCATCCCAATTGGCAGACTGCGGAATGCTGTCTAACTTAATGGTGACTTTGCCTTCATCATCAATCCACATTGTTCCATGTTGGCTCCAGTAAGTCTTTTCCTGACCATCTTGGGTAGTGTATTTACGGGCGGCGAATTTGATGTCGTATTGCTTTTTCATGCGATTAATTTGTTTAGTTGCTCCACCTTGGCTGTGACTTCTGCCAAGAACTTTGTTATTTCTTGTTCCATCTCCTTTATAAAACCATCGTCCCTTTGCACCCTTTTGACAAAGAGTTGAGCCTTGGTAGGCATCCTTGGGTCAAAAGAGACAAAATCACACCACTGACGCCCGGTACACGCCATCTGGAATTGCATCTGCGTAATGTATTTCCCAGGCACAGTCTGCGTCAATAGCGTATCAATGTGGGTCGCCGTGTTGGGGCATTTGATCTCCACCAACCCATCTTCACCCACTAACCCATCCGGGGAAGCACCCGCCATCGCAATCGTTGGATGGTCAACTAAGCCGGTTTCATCCACCAAAACGTTCTGTTGGACTTCGTAAGCCGCCCTTGCAAACGGCTCTTGATCCGTTCCCCATTGCATGGCAGCGTTGGTAAAAGATTCGGCCTGGGTGTTGGTCATGCGTTCCACCACCAATTGAGCCATGTAATTTTCACGGCTGGCGCTGTAACCCGTCTTGGTCTTGGCGATTACGTCAGCAACGCGGCTTGCGGTTACCTTGCCTAGACGGGCTTTGAACCATTCTTCTGATCTTTGATCCATTAAATTGCCTCCTTAATTATTGATTCAAAATCTTGTGCCTTTATTGCGTAATTTTCAGGCAGTTGATGTTTTGCTTTTGTGTGCTGGCTCACCGCAACTGAATCATCTTTCAGGGCATAACAAACCGTGTTGTGGAATTGTCCTAATTCATACACGGATTCATATATACCCAAAGCATTTTCTGTTGACCATTGCCAATCATCAAGTAGCCCACAAACCTCATCCATTTCTTTTTGAACACGTTTGCCTATGATCGTATTTTTCTTTGGTTTGATTAGCCAATAACCTTCATAGCTTGTCGGCAAAGTAAACCCAGATCGAACTGTTTTTTCTTTGTAGATCAATCCCAAACCTTGGCGCTCAATCCTTAACAAGGCCTCTGCTTTTTCTTTTTCAAGAAATTCACGTTTTGCTTTTAATGCCGCATCTTTTGCTCTCTTAAATTTAATCACCGCAAATCCAGCAAAGTCACTTGGTAAAAGGTAATGCTTTCTCATGTATTGACTCCTAACCTTTTTGCCAGCCTTTCTATGCAGTCTTGAGGGCTTATGCTCAATGCTTTTCGAATCAGTTTTAAAGATTCATCAATAATTTCATCGTAAGTGCCTGGGTCTGCTTTTTTGATTGATTCAAGAGTAATTTGAGCATCTTCCAACGCAGACAAATCAGCACTGTTTAATTCAAAAAGCAAATCTATGTCTTGTTGAATGTTATCCATTTGACAACTCCTTTTTGCGCTTGTCTTTTGCTGCCATTACCTTTGCTTGCCATACCGCATCCCCGTCACAAGACGCATAGGCGGCGTTGTAGGTATTCTTGAGTGTTGCCATATCAATGCATGCCTCGATTGCCGCCAGGTGGTCTGCCATCATGCCGGGGTCAACCTTTGTCGTGGGCTTGGGTTCTGGCTTACCAGACGCAGCATTACCGTCATCATCTTCTGGAGCAATACCGCAAGCCGCCATCAAGCTGTATCGGCGTGCGTAGGTCAGAGCAGAACCGTAGCCATGCGCGTCATGCTTGGTCGCCGGGACATGAAGCATTCCGCCCTCAAGCGCCTCGCCAGATTCATGCAGGAACACAGTCTCCAACATAACCCCGTCTTTGCATTCATAAGAACGTTGGATCAAGGCAATACCGTTGTTGTTCAAGGCGTCAATCACCGCATCAATGCAAGAGGCCAGATCAGCATATCGGCTAACCCTGCCGTTTTGCTTGAATGCCTGATTGCTTGACAGCTTAAGTGCAGGGCCAAACTCTTTCTGAGCCTTGACAAATGCCGCCGCTACTTTCATTCCGATTGGTGTTTCCATGATGTCTCCTTACCACTTAGGGGCGCAAGTTACGTCAACCACAACGTCTGTGGTGTAGCCATTGATCTTGCGTTTGCCAAAGATCATCACGGCGCGGGTTTTGTTGGTTTCGCATTCACGAACCGCATAGATCACCTCGTTGCGGCTCAAAGGCTGAACGTGCTTGTCAAGCACCAACTCTTGTTGTGCCGCATTGGGCGCGGAGGTAGATGAACAACCCACCAGGAAGATTGCAGGGACTAGGGCTAGATATTTCATTTCGCCTCCAGTTCGCGCTGAATCTCGCGCATGGCTTCCACGGTGTTGTTGTAGATGAAACAAAGCTCCATGATCTTTGTCTCAAGGCAGCCCACCTGATACTCGTTACGCATGGGGTCGTCTTTAGAAAAATGGGCGTCACGGTAACCGCGAATGCTCTCAATGATTTGTTGTGCGTTCATGTTCAACCTCCAAAAACAATCATGGCAAGCAAGAAACCTGCGGTGAATGCGTAGACATACCGCAAAACCTTTTCAGGCTTACTGGTGGCGTAGCCAACCGTATAGGTGGCATCTGCAAAGTTGCGGGGGGTTTGATAGTTCTTCATAAGTGCTCCAAAAAATACCGTATGCGTTGCGCTCCGGGATGTGTGTAATGTATAGCAAACTTCACAGATGTGCAATACCCAAGCAAAAAATAGGGTTATCCGTTGTTTTTTGGTTTAGCCCGCTACACTTTCAAGATGTTAACAAAAGAAAAAGCCATCGAACTTGCTGGATCACAAGCCGATCTGGCGCGTCTACTTGGGGTTACCAGGTCGGCTGTTTGGCAATGGAAAGAGATTCCTCAAGGCAGGATTTATCAGCTAATGGTGCTGCGTCCATCATGGTTTGAGGTTATTCAGTAGGGACTTTCCCTAATTTGTTGGTTTTTCACAAAGGAGTTTGAAACATGAAAAAAGCAATCATTGCCGCCTGGTTTGCCCTCTCAGCCACGATGGTTTGGGCGTCTTGTACTACCCACACGATCATGCAGGGAGGCCGCATGGTTACCTGCACAACCTGTTGCTATCCTGGCGGGAATTGCACTACGTCTTGTTTTTAATGTATACTCAGAACCGTCTGGTGTGGCAATCAGACGATGAAACTAGTAGAAACCCCGCAGGGTACTGTGTGGTCTTGTCGTACAGCATGACGAGTCTTTTGACTAGTTTCAATCGTCTTGTTGTTGCTCTCGCCAAGAGCCAAGACCACAGAGCATCTTGCGGGGTTTTTGCTTTTGGCCCAGACCGTCAGGGCGCGTTAGCAAATGGTCTGCATGGACTGAACCCAAGAAACACCGGCATTGCGATACACCCCGCAGTTTGCCGACCAGCGTTGATTGAGCGACTGGTAAAGGATTGGGTACAACGGTGGAACAAGGCCCGATCTATAAGCGAATCAATCCCTCATGGGCACTTGGGCTTTTGTTGAGTTTATAAGGAGCATATATGGAGCATGAATCAAAAGTCGGAGAGGGCAGGATAGTTGATCTATCCACCCTTGGAGAACCTATGTTCAAAACAGGATTCGATAGATTCTGGGAAGCCTGGCCTAAGTCCACACGCAAGGGGGCAAAGGCTGAATGCAAGAAAAAATGGGTCAAGAACTATTGCGAGACTTGCGCTGACCAAATCATCAAACACGTTGAGTGGATGAAAACCACAGACCAATGGCGCAAAAATGAAGGGGCATTCATACCCGCCCCGCTTGTGTACCTCAACCAACAGCGTTGGGATGGCGCAGAAATCCCCGAAATCAAGCCTACAAGCGCAAAAGACCCGGCGTTGGTCAAACTGGACGAGGACAACAAAAAAGCCGCCCCTATGCCCGATTCTGTGCGTCAGCGGTTGGCTGAACTGAGAGGCATGAAATGACCAACACAGAAGCGCACCAAATTTTGGACGGAACAAAAAATGGTATCCCGACCCCGCAATACAAAATCATCCTCGCCTTACTCGTCACCGGCGACCTTGGAATTTCTACGCGACACGGAAGCGCGGGAATGGATCAGGAGATACCGGGAGAAAGCCAAAGAGGTTGGCCCCAACGAAGCCAGGATGTGGTGGGACAGAATCATCAGTCACATCACCAGGCTACGCGGTGAAGATGCAGCTTTTGATTTACGCCAACGAATGAACAGGTTTAACAAATGAACCCTTTTGAAATAAAAGAACCAACTTGCATCAGCTTCTCTGGCGGCAGAACCTCGGCTTATATGCTTTACCGGGTGCTAGAGGCTCACGACATGAGCCTACCTGATGATGCTGTTGTGTGTTTTGCAAATACCGGCAAAGAAGATGAGGCAACGTTAAAGTTTGTCCATGATTGCGAAACTAACTGGAATGTGCCGATTGTCTGGCTAGAATACAAAGACGCAGAAGAATCTAAAAACAGATGGCAAATCGTTAATTATGAAACTGCCAGCAGAAACGGCGAGCCATTTGAAGCCGTAATTAGAAAGAAAAATTATTTACCCAATCCGGTTACACGATT